GTTGGCGCTCGTGAAACTGGCCGACGATAATCAATCCATGTGGCCGCAGCTCCTCGACGTGACGATCGAACTCAACGGCGAGCCTGTGCCGATGCGGGAGTGGAATAATTTCGCCGTCGCGGACGGATTTGGCTGCGTCGATAGCGAATGCTGGTTTTTCAAGAACAGCGATGTGGAGTTATGGCCATTCGTCGCAATGACGTTGTTTTGGCTGCGCGAGCACGGCCCCCGCGCGTTTCAGGGCGTGCTGCTCCGATGGGAGGACCGGTCATGAAACCCCTCGCGCTCGCCGTCTTGTTGCTCGCAACCTCTCCCGCCTCCGCCGGCTCCTGCGCCATCTCCGCCCAAGCCTATGCGCCGCGCGACGATCTGGAGGCGATCGACGTAGCGCTGATCGGCGCCGCCACGCGCAGCATCGACATGGCCGCCTATGTGCTCACCAGCGTCCCGATCGTCGAGGCGCTCGACGCGGCGGCGGCGCGCGGCGTGAGCGTGCGGCTCTACCGGGATGGGCGCGACGCACGAATGCCGCGCCTGCTGGCCACGGCCTACGACCGCCTGGCGGCCAGAACCAACGTCGAAATCCGCTACAAGGGCTCGCCGGCGCCGCTCATGCACCTCAAGGCCTATCTCGTCGACGGCGCCCTGCTGCGCGAAGGCGCCGGCAATTTCACCCATTCCGGCCTGCGCAAGCAGGACAATTCGCTGGTCGCGCTGCGCTGCGAGGCGGCCGTGAAGCGCTTTGAAAGCGCCTTCGAAGAGATGTGGAGGCGGTGATGACGCGGCATTGTCCCGTCGGCGACAAGGGCCAGCGCTTCGAGGTGCGCTGGCGCAAATTCAACGACCCGCCGAGCAGCCATCGCGTGCTCGGCTGGGCCGAGAAATCGTCTGGCGCACAGCAAATGGCCGACTCCTGGTGGAAGGCGCCCGATGTCTCCCGCGTCTGGATCGTCGATCGCGACAACGCGGTAACGGTGGAGTGACATGCCGACCCTCGACGATTGCACGCGGTTGGAGCTCAAGGCGCTGGCGCGCTTTGCGACGGCCGCGCAGATCGCCGAGGTTCGGGCGCGCATCGCCCGCCAGGCGGCGGATCGCGAGAACGCCGAGCGGCTGGCGCTCGCCGAGGAATCGCTCCGCTGCTGCCGCGCGGTCAAGGCGCGGTTCGACGCAATTGGCGCGGACGAAGTCTATCACCGCCTGTTCGAGGGCCTGAAGAGCGCGGCGCGCCGCTCGGCGCACGCGACAAACCGCTGGGCGCGCTTTGAGGCCGCCGCGCAACGGCTGGAGCGCGAGGCGACGAAGGCGCTGCTCGCCGAGCACGATCGCATCATGAAGGAAGACGCCGCATGAAAAAGTCCGCGTCCTCGCCCGAGCCGAACCCGCCCTCCTTCGCCGCCGTGCTCGACGAATTGCGTCGCAATCTCGAAATCAACGAGGGCCAGTTCCGGCACATATCATGGAAGCGCATGGCCCCGAACGTGGCTGCGAGGCACAGAGCTCATCTGACGCGCGCCATCGAACTCGTCGAATGGCTGCGCCGCAACGAGCGGCTCATCAAACACAGGCTGGCGTCATGAGCGACTGGCCTTTTGGCGATCTGCGCGAATCCTCCTACGGGCTGATCCTGGCCGATCCGCCGTGGCGCTTCGTCACGCACAGCGAGCGCGGCCAGACCAAGGCCGCGCCCTATGCGCGCATGAGCCGCTTCGATCTGCTCACCCTGCCAGTGTGGCGGCTGGCCGCGCCCAATTGCGCGCTGGCGATGTGGGCGACGCAGGCGCAGTTGCCGCAGGCGATCGAGACGATGAAGCGCTGGGGCTTCGACTATAAAACCGCCGGCGCCTGGGCGAAGCAAAGCAAGACCGGCGCGGCCTGGGCGTTCGGCACCGGCTATTGGCTGCGCAGCACGGCGGAGTTCTTCCTGCTCGGGGCCTATGGGCGGCCCGACATCCGGTCGCGCTCGGAGCGCAATCTGATCGTCGCCCCCGTGCGCGAGCACTCGCGCAAGCCGGAAGCCCTGCACGAGGCGCTGGAGCGCATGTTTCCGGCCGTGCGCAAGCTGGAGATGTTCGCGCGCGAACAGCGCGAGGGCTGGGATTCATGGGGCGACGAAATCGATACATGCGGTGCGCTCGATGCGTAAGAACGACGGCTATGCGGGCCTGCCGAAGCTGCTGCGCCGAATCGCCCGCGCCTCATCGCTCGAAGCGGCCTTGCGGCTGGCGGAAAAAATGGGCGGCACGCGCATCTATGTGCCGGCGAAGATGCTCTGTTCGCACGAACTGGTCCGTTGCATGGGCGAGGCGGGGGGCCGCGCGCTCGGCGAACTGTTCGGCGGAAGCTATATCGTCGTGCCGCTCGATCCGCGCGCTGGGCAACATGCGCGGGTGCGGGCGATCCGGCGCGGCATACGCGACGATCGAAGCAGCAACGCCATCGCGCGCGAGGTCGGCTGCACGAGGCGGGCCGTCCAGCATCACCGCAGGAAGCTGCGGGAGAAGGGCGCTCAATTCGACCTGTTCGAAGATTGAGCCGCCGATGTTTCGAGCGGCGCTTCCTACAGTCGCGCCGCGACGCGGCGGGGCGAAAGGTTGCGCCGTGACGGCTTTGCGGCGGATGCGGCAATTTCGGGATTGCGGATCAGCCCGAGGACGCCGACATGCCCAACGATACGAAGCCGGCCGCGAAAGTCAAAGCGCCCGCGAAGGCGCCCGCCGCCACCGTCAAATCGGTGGGCGTCAAATGGATGGCGATCGCCCATGGCTACATGGGCGTGCGCGAACTGGCCGGCGCCGCCAATAATCCGGTGATCGCCAAATTCTTCGCCGAGGCGGGCCACGCCGAAGTCAAGACCGACGCGACGCCCTGGTGCTCGGCCTTCGTCGGAGCCTGTCTGGCCGAGGCCGGCCAGCCCAACACCGGCACGCTATGGGCGCTGCATTACGCCAAATACGGGCAAAAGCTCGCTGGGCCGATGGTCGGCGCGATCGGCGTCAAGTCGCGCCACGGCGGCGGCCATGTGTTCTTCGTCGCCGGGTTCGACCAGACCTACGTCTATTCGCTCGGCGGCAATCAGAACGACCAGGTGTGCATCTCGCGCATCCGCCGCGACCAAATCCTCGCCTATCGCTGGCCGCCTGGCGTCGCAATTCCCGGCAAGTCGGCGGCTGGAACCGCGACGGCCAGCGTCGCCAATGCGCGCGAGGCTTGATCGATGAGCGCGCCCCTGTTCGCGGTCGGCGATATTGTCCGCCTCAACTCATGCGCCGACCGCATGACGGTCGATGCGCTCGATCCGGGCAATGACGCCGGCGAGATCGTCTGCGTCTGGTTCGACAATGCTCTCGATCTGCGCAGCGCCAATTTCCACGCGGCGCAGCTCGTCAAACTGCCCAAACCCAAGGGAGACTGACGCGCGCTCGACTGATCCGCGCCGGGCGGTCTCCCGGCAATAAACGGAGCGACGCCATGTGGCCCAGCTCGCGCAAAACAGAGCGGCGCATCGCGGCGCTCGAACAAAGGATGGATAAGCTCATGGCTACCCAGGAAGACATCAAGGCCGCCCTCGCCTATCTCGGGTCGGAAATCACCGAGGCGCTCGACTTGATGGCGGTCAATATCGCCAAGCTCGCCGCCGCCGCCGCCGCGCCGGTCGCCGATCCGAACGCCGCCGAGACGGCGGCGGCGATCATCGCGCAGGCCGACCGCATCAAGGCGGCGTTGACGCCGGCCACCGAAGCGGCGGCGGCGAACGAAGCGACACAGTAAAAACGGCCGTCGAGACCACCACGGCCCGGCGCCCGGCGCGCCGGGCGCCCAACGGAACGAGGACACAACATGCAGGCTTTGCTCGCGCTCATCGACGGCAAGAAAACCTATCTCGTCGCGGTCCTGATCGGGCTCGGCGGCTTCTCGCAGGCGCTCGGCTATGAACTTCCAGATTGGACGTGGCCGCTGCTCCAGGCCGCCGGCCTCGGGGCCGTGCGCGACGCCCTCCCCAGCAAAAAACCGGCGTGACGCCATGATCGAAATTCTCGTCCTCTTCCTGGCGCTGGTGTTCGTTTTGATCGCGTTGGCGCTGTTCGTGCTCCGGCCTGCCGCCTCCCCCGATCTCGTGTCCGAGATCGACGAGGATGAAGGCGAAGGCGAGGCCGCGCTCGCCGAGCAAGTCTGGGCGCAGGAAGCGACGAGACGCGAGAGCGAGGACGGGCGCTACGCCCTGCGTCGCCTCGCGGCCGAGTGGTCGCCGCCGCGCGAGAGCGACATGATCCGTCGCCTGCGCGAATGGACGAAACGGCAAGACGGGGACGCGTCATGACGCAGTGGATCGTCGGGCTGATCTTGGCCGCCGTCGTCGCCGGGGCCTATGGCGCGTGGCGGACCATCGTCGGGGCGCAGGTGCAATCGGGCGCCAACGCCGAGAAGGCGCGTCAGGCGCAAGTCGAGATCGCGCGCGTTCGCGAAAGCGCGAAAGCGGCCGACAGAGCGGGAGACATTCGGCATGAGGTGGACCGCGGCTCTTTTGGCGATGCAGTCGATGATCTGTGAGGCGGGCGCCATGGGTGGGCCGGTCTATATCGACACCGTCTGCGAGACCATGCGCGCGACCGAGGCCGGGCCGGCGCTGAAGGCGTGGTTCAAGGAGCGCTGTCCTCAAGGGCAGGCGTCTTCGAGCCCGATTTGCAAGGAACTCGACCCGTTCATCCGCGACGTGGCGGCGAACAACCGCTTCTGGCGCGAACACTGCGGCGCAACTTCAGGCGGCGCCGCTCGAAACATCGCAAAGGGCGAGCGATGAGCGATGGAACGAACCCGCGCGTCACGCTCGGCGTTATCCTCATCGTCGCATTGGCGGCCTCGCCCTTCCTGTTGGCGCTGGCGGCGGTCCTGCTCGAAGGGAGATTCTGGTGAGCGGCGGACTCGAATGGGGGACGGTGGCGCAATGGCTCGGCGGCAGCGCCTCGCTGTTCGCGGTGATTATTTCGGTCAAGGCGATGATGTCGCGGCCGCACGAGGAGAAACTCGAGGCGATCAACACCAAGCTCAGCGATATCGACGAGCGCATACGCGCCGAGGACGCGCGCCTGTTCGAGCGGCTCGACGGGCTGGAGTCGCGCCTGGCTCGAGTCGAAGTGGAGATCGATCATCTGCCGAGCAAGGAACGGCTGCACGAGCTCGACAAGAATGTCGCAAGGTTGACCTCTAAACTCGATGTGCTCGTGACCGTGTTCGACCGCCTGCAACACTATCTGTTGAGCGAGGGGAGCAAATGAGCGCGAGAATGGCCGAGAACATCGAACAGGAGGCGCGGCTGATTATTCTGCGCACGCTGTCCGAACAGGTCGATTTCCGGCTGAACTCGTCGCTGCTGCGCGACGATCTCGCCGCGCGCTGGGCGATCAACCGCTCGCGCGAATGGGTCCACGTGCAATTGGGCGCGCTGGCCGAGATCGGCGCGGTGGCGATCATCGACTCGGGCTCCGTCCGCATCGCCGAAATCACCAAGCGCGGCTTGCAGCACATCAATCGCGAGATCGTGCTCGACGGCGTCAAGCGCCCCGGCCCGGAAGGCTGAGCCAATGGCGCGCGAGGGACGCGGGCGGCTCTCCAGCCTCGATCTGCTGCCCGAGGAGGCGCAGGACGATCTGGTCTGGGCGCTCGGCCAGCTCAACGAACGGAAGCGCACGCAGGCCGATATTCTGTTCGAACTGAACGACCGGCTGGAAGCCAAGAGCGTCGAGGGCGTCAGCAAGAGCGCGTTCAACCGCAAGGCCGTCGCCATCTCGCGCGCGGCCGCCCGCATGGCCGAGCAGCGGGCGATTTTCGCCGGCGTCGCCGATCATCTTAGCCCCGAGAACATCGACCAGGGCAATGTCGCGCTCGGCGAATTCCTCAAGACGCTGATCGCGGAAATCGTCTCGCGGCACGAGGACGGGCTGTCGCCGAAAGAGGCGATGGAGCTGGCGCGCGGGTTCCAATCGGCCGTGTCCGCGCAGCAGATTTCCAGCAAGCGGCGCAGCCATGTCGAGGCCGAACGGGAGGCGCGGGCGAATGCGGAAAAGACCGCCGCCGCCGTCGGCGCGGTGGCGCAAAAGGCCGGGCTGTCGGCCGCGACCGTGGACAAGCTGAAAAGCGAAATCCTCGGCATTCAGAGGGCGGCATGAGCGACGAGACCGACCGATTTCGCGAGGCGGCCGAATGAGAACTCTCGATGCAATCTGGGCGGACATCGTCGTCGCCCGCAAAATCAAGAGCGGCGAGAGATACGAGGCGATCATCACACCCTTGATCGACGAGTTATGGGCGACGGAAGACGCGCTCGGCGTCAAAGACCCGAGGACTCAATGAGCGCCCCCGCCGCGCCCGACATTGTCTCGCCGCGCTTCATCACGAAAGGCGAGTGGCGGCGGTTGCGCGCCGCGCATGTCGCGCTGTCGCCCGAACTCGTCGCCGAGTCGGGCGGGATCGACGGCGTGTTGCTCGCCTATCAAAAGAGGCTGCTTTCAACGGCCGCGCTCACTCGCGTCACCATCTGCGAGAAGAGCCGCCGCACCGGCGCCACCTGGGCGGTCGCCGCCGACGCCGTGCTGACCTCCGCGAGCGCCGTCGAGGCGCGCGGCATGGACAGTTTTTACATCGGCTACAATCTCGAGATGGCGCGCGAATTCATCGACATTTGCGGCATGTGGGCCAAGGCGTTCCAGCACGCTTCCGCCGAGATGGAGGAGTTCCTGTTCGAGGACGAAGCCGATAAATCCATCAAGGCGTTCCGCATCCGCTTCGCCAGCGGTCATCAGATCATCGCGCTGCCGTCGCGCCCCCGCAGTCTTCGCGGAATGCAGGGCTTTGTCGTCATCGACGAGGCGGCGTTCCACGACGAGCTGGCGGAACTCATGAAGGCCGCGCTGGCTCTGCTCATCTGGGGCGGGCGCGTGCTGGTGATCTCCACGCACAATGGCGAGGACAATCCGTTCAACACGCTGGTCAAGGAGGCGTGCGGCGGCGCCAAGGGCTATGGCTATGTCCGCTTCGACTTCGACGACGCCGTGCGCGACGGGCTCTACAAGCGCGTCTGCCTGCGCACCGGCGAGACCTGGAGCCTGGAGGCCGAAGCCGCCTGGCGCGCCGGCATCATCCGCGAATATGGCGACGCCGCCGACGAAGAGCTGTTCTGCATCCCCTCGGAGGGCGAGGGGCAGTTCCTGCCGGCGCCCTTGATCGAGGCGCGCTCGCGTCCCGATATTCCGGTGCTGCGTTTGAAACGCGACAGCGCCTTCATGCACTGGGCGGCGCATCTGCGTGAGACGGATGTCAACGAATGGTGCGAGCGCGAGCTGCTGCCGGCGCTGAAGGCCTGCGATCCGGCGCTGTCGCATTTTCTCGGCGGCGACTACGGCCGCGTCTCCGACCTCACCGTGCTGTGGCCGCTGGCGATTTCCCGCACGACGCGGCGGATCACGCCTTTCGTCGTCGAGCTGCGGAACATCCCGTTCGACCAGCAAAAGCAGATCATCCTCTATATCGGCAAACGCCTGCCGCGCTTCTCGGCCAGCAAGCACGACGCCACCGGGCTCGGCATGGCGCTGGCGGAAGCCGCCGTGCAGGCCTTCGGGCTGGAGCGCACCGAGGCGGTGATGCTCAACATCCCCTGGTATCGCGACAACGCGCAGCCGCTCAAAACAGCCTTTGAAGACGACGCCATCGAAATCCCGGCCGACGCCGACATTCACTCCGACCTGCGGATGATATCGGTCAAGGCCGGCGTGCCACATGTGCCGCAATTGAAAAGCGGCGTCGCCAAGGACCGCCATGGCGACGCGGCGGTGGCGCTGATGCTGGCCTATGCGGCGACGTGGGCCAGCGTCGCGCTCTATGAATACGAGAGCGCGCGCACCTTGCGCGAATCGACGCGCGGCGAAGACCAAGCCGACGCCGACGACATGAAACTCCCACACGAGGGGCTCTACTGATGGACCCGCGCAATCTGGAAACCGACGCAAACCGCAGCGGGATGCACGGGCCGACGCCCATTCTGGAGCGCATCAAGCGCATGGGGTCCGCGCTGCTCGGTAAGACGCCGTCGAAGGAATTGACGGAGGAGGAGGCGCGGCCGGAACTCGCCGGCGTGCGCACGCTGTGGGATCAATCCGTCGCCTCCGGGCTGACGCCGCATCGTCTCGCCGGCATTCTGCAAAGCGCCATTGCCGGCGATCATCGCCCCTATCTGGCGCTCGCCGAGGAGATGGAGGAGCGCGATCCGCATTATGGCAGCGTGCTCGGCACGCGCAAACGCTCGCTGTCGCGGCTGTCGCCCTGCGTCGAGCCGCCTAGCGCCAAGCGCGCCGAGAAGAAGATCGCCGACGCCGTGCGCGATCTCGTCGAGGCGCCGGCGTTCCGCGACATGCTGCGCGATCTCACCGACGCCTTCGGCAAGGGCTTTTCGGTGATCGAACTGGTCTGGCGCGAGGAGGGCGGGCTGTGGAAGCCGGCCTATGTTTGGCGCGACCCCAAATATTTCACCTTCGACCATATCTCGCGCTCGGAGCTGCGGCTCGCCGAACTCGGCTCGATCGACGGGCTGGCGATGGCGCCCGGCAAATGGATCGTCCACACGCCGAAGGTGAAAAGCGGAATTCCCATTCGCGGCGGCTATGGGCGGCTCGCCGCCTGGGCCTATCTGTTCAAGAACTACTCGCTGAAGGACTGGGCGGCGTTTCTCGACGTCTATGGAATGCCGATCCGCGTCGGCAAATATCACCCCAGCGCCACGGCCGAGGAGCGACGCAAGCTGTTGCAGGCGGTGATGGGCATTGCCTCGGACGCGGCGGCGATCATCCCCGAATCCATGCTGATCGAACTGCTGGAGGTCAAGAACGCCGGCGGCGGAACATCGACCCCGTTCGAGCAGATTTGCCGGTTCCTCGACGAGCAAATGTCGAAGATGATTCTCGGCCAGACCATGACCACCGAGGCCGGCGGCAGCCTCGCGCAGGCCAAGGTCCACAACCAAATCCGCATCGACATATTGGAGGATGACGCCGATCAGCTCGCCGTCACCATCAACCGCGATCTGATCGCGCATTTCGTGACCTGGAACTTCGGCGAGAACGCCATTGCGCCGCGCGTCGAATTTCCGGTGGCCGAGCCCGAGGACATCGCCGTCATGGCGAGCGCGCTGGCGCAACTGGTGCCGATCGGGCTCGAGGTCGATCAGGCCGAGGTGCGCAACAAGCTCGGGCTGTCGGAGCCGGACGCCGGCGCGACGCTGCTCGTGGCCAAAGCGCCAGGACCGGAGCCGGGCGCCAATCCGGCGGGCAAGGCGCTGAAGCCTGCGGCGCTCAATTATCGGCTCGATAGGGCGTCCGAAAGGACGCCCGTCGCAAGCGGCGGGCTATCCGGCTGCCCATGCTGCGGCGAGACGCAAATGCGCGAGGCGCCGCAACTGGTGGCGGCGCCGCTCGAACCATCGGCGGCGCTGAACGCCAGCGAGGATCAAGAAGACGAGGTCGATCGCATCGGCGCGGACGAGGCGCAAGACTGGGAGCCGGTGATGGCGCCCTTGTTACAGGCGATTTTCGACGCGGTGGAGAAGGCCCAGAGTTACGAGGAACTTCAGGCGGCGCTGCGCGATCTTACCGGCGGGCTCGACATCGGCCCGCTGGCGCGCCGCCTCGCCATCGCGCAGATGAAGGCGCGGGCCTTCGGCAATGGCTGACCCGTTCGCCCCGGAGGAGTTCGAGAAGCCGCCGCAAGAGGTGCTGCGCTTCTTCAAAGAGAAGGGGCTCAAAGAGACCTTCCATCATCAGGACATGATGCTCGACGAGCACGCCCTGGCGCACACTGTCGCAAAGAGCACGGGCTATGACGTGCTGGCCGACATCAACGAGGCCGTGTCGAAGGCGATCGAGGGTCGCCAGGATTTCGCCGAGTTTCAAAAGGGGCTGGAGCCGCTGCTCAAAGCCAAGGGCTGGTGGGGCAAGGCGACACAGGTCGATCCGCTCACCGGCAAGCAGATAGAGGTGCAGCTCGGCTCGCCGCGCCGGCTGAAAACCATCTATTCGGCCAACGTCAACACCGCCTACGCGGCGGGAGAATGGGAGCGCACCTGGCGCACCCGCCGCGTGCTGCCTTTTCTCGAATATCTCATTTCGACGGCGGCGCATAAGCGGTTGGAGCATCTGGCCTGGGTAGGCACGGTGCTCCCCGTCGAAGACCCGTGGTGGGATGACCATTACCCGCCCAACGGCTGGAACTGCCAATGCCGCGTGCGCCAGCTCTCCGAGAGCGCGGCCAAGGTCCGCCCGCGCTTTGGCGACCAGCCAGAGGATTTCGGCTCGCGCGAATTCGTCAACAAGCGCAGCGGCGAGGTGACGCGCGTCCCCAATGGCATCGACGCCGGCTGGAACAATAACCCCGGCAAATTCCGCCAGCGCAACGCCGCCGACCTGCTGGCCGGCAAGATCGACCAGATGAGCGAGGAGGCGCGGCGCATCGCCACCGCCGATCTCGTGGGCTCGAAACTGTTCAAGCATATCGCGGAAGGCGGTTTCAAATTCGATCCGGCCTCGACCGACCCGGCGATGGTGGCGCGCGGCCAGATCGCGGTTCCCTTCGCGGCGCTGCCCGAGGGCGCGGCGAAGACCATCGGCGCGTTGGCCCGCAGTGTGCGCCTAACAGTCGCCGACGCCGCCGAGATCGGCCAGGGGATCGATTACGCGCTCGTCCAGCGCATTCTCGACGCCGGCCGGGCGAGCGGCGAAGGGTTGGTCACGGCGACGATCGACGGCGTTGCATGGAGCCTGACGCTGCGCGTCGAGAACGCCGGCGGCGCGGTCTATGTTGATTCGCTCGACAAGGCCGAATAGGCCGAGCGCCAGAAGCGGCCCCTGGGCGCGTTTTCGCTGCCGGGAGGCCCCATCCCCGCGAAAATTCCGTTTCACCCCCGCCAGGGCTTTCAATGGTGTTTCAAATTCGATCCTGATGGAAGGGGTCCGGCCGCGATGTCGGACGAAGAGGCGGCCATGGCGGCCGGGCGAAACATTTCGTCGTGACGAGGCCCGGCGCGATACGCCAGTGTGCGCACCATGACGACCGCTTCGCAAGTCACGGGCTTCGCAATTCATGCGCTCAACGCCGCCGATGTTTCGAGCGGCGCCGCCAACAGTCGCGCCGCGACCGACGCGCCCGCCCTGGGACAGGGCGTCGCCGTGGCGCTCAACGCCAAAGGCGCGGCGCCCGATTGGGTGATGCTCGCGCCCAAGGGGCCGAGGATCGTCGGCAACGACGGACGCATATTCACGATCGCCGACCCGGAGAAAATCGTCGAGGCCTTCGCGGCCTCCGGTCTCGATGCGCCGATCGACATCAATCACGCGCAGTTTCTCAAAGCCCCGACCGGCGGGGTGAGCCCGGCCAGGGGGTGGATCAAGGAACTCGCGGTGCGCGAGGGCGCCATCTGGGGCCGCGTCGAATGGAACGAGGCCGGCGCGAGCGCCATTCGAGGCCGGGACTATCGCTACATCTCGCCGGTGTTCGCGCTCGACAAGGATGACGCCGTGATCGGCGTCCTCGGCGCGGGGCTGGTCAATCGTCCGAATTTCAACATGCCCGCATTGAACGCGGCGCGCGAGGAGAGACCTATGTTCAAAGACCTGATGGAAAAGCTCGGCCTGGCCGGGACGGCTTCCGAAAACGACGCCATCGCGGCGGTCGATGCGCTGCAAGTCTCGCTCAACGCGGCGAAGGGGGCGACGCCGTCACTCGCGCTCTATGTGCCGCGCGCCGATTACGATCTGGCGCTCAACGCCCGCAAGGACGCCGAGACGGCCCTCGCGGCGGATCGCAAGACCGCCCGCGACGCCGAAGTGACCGCGCTGATCGACGGCGCGGTGACGGCCGGCAAGATCACGCCGGCCACCAAGACCACCTATCTCGCGCTCTGCGCCACGAAAGACGGCGTCGAGGAGTTCAAGAAATTCCTCGCGGTCCAGCCCAGCGCCTTCACGGCCTCCGGCCTCGACGGCAAGAAGCCGCCCGCCGGCAAGGACGGCGCGGCCGTCGAACTGAACGCCGACGAGCGCGCTTTGCTCGCCAAGACCAATCTCACCGAGGCGCAGTTCCTCGCCTCCAAGGCGCTCGGCCCGGTCCGCGCCATGGTGGCCGAATAACGCCCTCTCTCGAACACTCGCTGGAGACGTAAGACATGACCGCACTCACCGGCCCCCGCGCCACACCGTCCGAAGAGGGCGTGCGCCGCCGCTTCCCCGTCAAGGGCGGCGTCAAGATTTTCCAGGGCGCGCAGATCGTGCTCGCGGCCGGCCTCGCCAGGCCCGGCGTCGCGGGCGCCGGCCTCGTCGCCTGCGGCCGCGCCACGGGCGGCGTGGATGCGCTCGCTTCCGCCGACGGCGCGCTGTTCGTCGAGGTCGAGCGCGGCACGTTCAAATGGGCCAACAACGGCGCCGACCCGCTGCTGTTCTCCGATGTCGGCGCCCTGGCTTACGTGCTCGACGACGCCACGGTCACCAAGACCGCGACGGGGCGCTCTTCCGCCGGAACCGTGTTCCAGGTCGACGCCGACGGCGTCTGGGTCACGGTCTGATTTCTCATCCGCCCAATCCGCGAAGGACGCCGCCATGCTGATCAACGCCGCCAATATCGACTTTCTCAACACCGCCTACCGCGCCAATTTCCAGCGCGCGCTCAGCGGCGTCACGCCGATGTGGACGCGCTTCGCCACCGAGGTGCCCTCGTCCACCGGCAAGAACATCTACGCCTGGCTCGGGCAGTTCCCCAAGCTGCGCGAATGGATCGGCGACCGCGTCGTCGAGTCGCTGAAGGCCGACGGCTATGAAATTCCCAACAAGCCGTTCGAGTCGACGGTGTCGGTGCCGAAAACCGCGATCGAGGACGATCAGTGGAACGTCTTCGGTCCGCTGATGGAGGAAATGGGCTCCTCGGCCGCCTATTTCCCGACGAGACGCTGTTCAATGTGCTGAACACCGGCTTCGCGACGAAATGCTTCGACGGCCAATATTTTTTCGACACCGATCATCCGGTCGGGAAGCCCGGCTTCGAGAGGGTCGCCTCGAACTTCCAGGGCGGTGCCGGGCCGGCTTGGTTCCTGCTCGATCTGTCGCGCTCGCTCAAGCCGCTGATTTGGCAGCCGCGCAAGAAGGCCGAATTCGTCGCCAAGGTCGATCCGCGCATGTCCGACGCGGTGTTCATGCGCAACGAATACACCTATGGCGTCGATCTGCGCGCCGGAGCGGGCTTCGGGTTCTGGCAGTTCGCCTATGGCTCCAAGCAACCGGTGACCGCCGCCAATGTCACGGCCGCCTACACCGCGATGACGCAGTTGCAGTCGAACGAGGGCCGTAAGCTCGGCGTCAAGCCGCAAGTCATGCTGTGCGGCCCCTCGACCTATTTCGCGGCGCGCGCGCTGATCGAGGCGATGCTCGTCGGCGGCGGCGATTCCAACACGATCTACAAGCTGGTGGAGATCGTCAACGTCCCCTGGCTCGACTGACGCCGGTCCTCGGGTCGAGCCCGAGGATGTTTCGAGCGGCGCCGCCAACAGTTGCGCCGTGAAGGGCGGCTCGCCGCCCTTTGAACGCCCTTGCAAAGAGGTTCGACCATGGCCGACGACGACAAGAAGACGCCGCCTCCCGCTCCCGCCCCGCCCGAAGGCGACAAACCGAAGCCGCCCGTAAAGGCCGGCAAGAAGGGCGAGACCATTTCCGTGCGCGGCCCGG